TGCCCCAGGATACGCTCGTGGCCTTGACCTCCATCGTGATGGAGCGCAGCAGCCGGGCGGTGTCAATCAGGGTCTGGCCGCCGGTCATCTTGGCGCGCTTGCTGGGCTTCCAGCGCACGGGCCTGCCGCCCGCCTTGAAGGTCTTACTGATCGAGCGCAGTCCCACCAGGCCGCATTCGCGCAGGGGCTTGCTGAGGTTCTTGAGCCTCCCCGTGAGCCCGTCGATGGCCTGTCTGAATTCCCGATCATAAATCTTGTATCTGATACCGATCATTTTTTATCCACCTTTGGCGGACACGCCCCTCACTATGCGCCAGGCGAACCAGAGCCTCTGTCTAAAGGGGAGCTTCCCGATGGCCCGCACCATTGCCAGGAATTTCTTGTTCGCGACCCTGCGGATCTTCTTGTGCACCCGCGCGCTCATGCCTCAAAATCCCTTCATCTTATCCCTCGTGAAAATCCGGTCGGCCTGATCGATATCCGGCTTGTGCGACTCCGGGGGCGTTCCGTCGGGATCATCCCCTCCCAGGGTAGCCAGACCCTTGGCCACGTCTTTCAGAAACCTGATTGCGTTATCATAGCGGGTCTTTCTATCCTCGGGCGCTCCCTTGCGGCGGGCGTAGAGATTATATATTGCGATATCGACCGAGAGCTTGAGAATCACCGCCGGCACTGTCGAAAATGGCACCGTGTGCCGCACACCGCAGTAGGAGTCGATCTCCGCGTCCGCATCAGCGATGGCACGGCTCACTTTATCGTCATCCACCTCGCCGGTATCGGCATCATCGGTGAGCTGGATCAGGATGTCCTCATCCAGCTGGTCCAGGATATCTGTTTCCGTTGAATAGGCCATTTGTCACTTGTCACTTGTCACTTGTTAATTGCTCAAAGGCACGATCCCGCTCCGCTGCGTTAATATCGCGTCCCAGGATCTCCTCGATCGCCTCCACCAGTGGTCTCCCGTCCCTGGTGACCTTGCCCGCCTCGATGGCCTGCCTGGCTGCGAGCACTATGGGCGGCTCGCCGATTTCAATCTCTTCAGCTTCCTCCTCGGCTTCCTCCTCGGCTTTTTCCTCGATGTCAATTTTCGCCTCCTCTTCTACCTCGGGCTCAGATTTCGGAAAAACATCCTGCTCTGTCTCGGACCGCTCTCGGGATTCCCGTGCGGGCTCATCAGGGATCAGCTCCACGATGAGCATACTCTCGGCCTTCAGGATTTCGATCTCCTTCTCCGTGAACCGGTCGTTTGGGTAATCCACCGGGTCCTTTGGGTGAGCTATCCCGCAGCGGCGAAAGTTATGCCGTTTACCTCGTATCCGGATCATGACAAACCTCCATTGTTGGGTTCCCCGTTCAGGGTTCAGGGTTTAGCCCCTGAACCTTAAACCTAGAACCTTCTATTTATCAACCAGCTCCCGTGCTGCCGTGACTGAGCTGCCAGAGACCATACCCGCCGGCGGCCCGCGCCTCGGCACCGAACCGGAACTTCTTTCTCATGAACACGCTGTCGGATTCTTCGTTGGTCTGCTGCACGAAATTCGGCTTTTCTCGCTCCTGATAGACGAAGGGCTTCAGCGGCCGGTTGGTCACGTGGAGCATCCATTGAGTCGTGCTTGTGATCCTGGGGTTCACCAGGAGCTTTGCTGTTCCGTTATACGGGTTGGGTTTGTCATCCTCGAGCTTGGCGTTCTCTACAAGAATCTTCCCGGTGGCTTCCAAGGCAGGTCCCACCTCAAGGAGATCAGGAACCAGACCCAGGGGCCTGCCCTCATCATCGGTGATGCTCATAATGGCCAGCCTGGCCGCACCGTAGCTCGCGGCTGCCCCAGCCTTGTCCGCGGCAGATAAGGCAGCCGTGCTCTTATTGCTCACGCTCGCGCCTGCCACTGGATGATCGTCATCGTAGAAGAACTGGCCGTCATAGCAGAGATTGGTGAAGGCGTTGTTCTTGAGATCGGCATCGATTTCGTCGGGCAGCTGCTTGGCGCTGAAGCCCGCATCTTGTGCCTGGGGGGCATAGATGCCGAGATTGTCATCTTTGATGTCGTTCCGGTCCACCTCCACGGTGGCCTCAAAATCATCGTTGACGACAGTGTACTTGAAAGCCTCCAGGGACTTGATTACCTTGTCGCCCAGCCACTTCCGCATCTTGGGGAAGTTGGAGAGCCAGGAATAATCATTCTGGCCCGAGCCGCTCGGCACCAGCATGGTAGTCTGCTGCCACAGTGCCGGGGCCGCATCGAATGCCTTGTTGAACGTGGTTTTCAGGTTGATGAAAACCGCTGCTATGTTTGCTTTGTTTACTAACATGGTTTAATCCTCCTTTTAATTCGTTAACCGTTATCCGTTTGTCCGTTCTCCGTTGTCCGTTCTCCGTTGTCCGTTCGATTAACGGTCAACGGTGAACGCCTTAAAGCGGTAAACGTACTTTATGATGTTAACAACTTCCTCGTGTACTCGATCCACTGGCTCAGCATGATGACATCATCGGTGCCAAGCGTTCCGTCCTTGGGCTGGAGAGTCAACTCCAGTGCCGCCGGATAGGCCGCCAGGTTTGCCAGGGCCAGGGTGAGGGTCACATGCTGGACCGTCTTTGTATCAGCATCCCCGACCATCGCATCGGTGTCGCCGCCGAAATCATCATCCGCGTCATAGAGAGCGGCCACCTCGTTATTATATGCCACCACAGTGAACTTGGTCGCATCGCCCACAGTAGCCCCGACCTTGGCCGCCAGGATATGAACCACCGCATTGGCGGCGATATCCATATCTGGCGGGATCATGACCTTGGTCCCCACCGCGGTCGGCGTGGCATGGTCGTTCCACCTGATGCCGAGCCCCTTTGCGGTCACGCAAAAGCCGGGCAGTGGATCTTCAGCATCCGCAAACGCGGCCAGGGCGATCCCGGCGTCGGTGATGGTGGGCATGGGAATGGTAATAATCCCCTTCGTGCTGATAATGTGCTGGTAGATCTCCTGGAGGGCCGCCTCCATCTCGGTCTGGGCCGTGAATAGCCCGGCATCCGCGATACTGATGGCCGATGCCGCATGCGCCCCGCTTGCGTCCGCGATGTGGGTGGCTACGTCTGCCTGGCGGATGGCGGGCTCGATATCGATCCACGCATGAGTGGTGTCGATATATCCCGCGATGACGCCGCAGAAGATATCGTTGGTAGTGTGTGCCGTGAGATCCACAGTCTGGTCGTCGACGAGAAAGACGTTGTCTCCCACGTTCGCGATGCTGATGGCAGTGCCAAAAAGCGCCTTGATCAATCCGCGCCTTCGCAGGACTACGGATTTGGCACCGTCTAAGCCGAGGGAGTTATCCACGTGCTCGATGGCCACGCCCTCGAAGATGAACCCTGCGGTATCTGCACCTGGCTGGCTATAGCCATTCGCATCGACACACACGAATGAGCCAGCGAAGATCTCAGCTGTCGCTAACACCAGAAAGGCCAGCTCGACGCCCTCTGTGTACTCCAATTTTTTATCCTTTGTTAATGCTGTCATGATAAAACCTCCTTTTTGGGTTCAGGGTTCAGAGGTTAACCTTTGAACGGTGAACCTGGAACGGTGAACCTTAGTTACTGAATCCCCCCGTGCTTCTTGAGGTCCTCCTCGGTGTTGCCGAATTGTTTGGCAATGGTGAGGGCCGCCTCGCTCAGGGCGCCGTCTCTGTCTTTTGGCCCGGGCGGGATTCCCTGCACCGGGATCACGCTTCCGGCGGGCCTGGAGAGTACGATCTTGGTGAATTGATCCGGGCTCTTGAGCGCCAGATCATTGCCCCATTTCTCCAGCTCCTCGGGGGATATCTTGCCTTCCTTGAGGGCCAGGGCGGTGAGATCTCCCTGCTCCATCCCAGCGATCCTGGCGGTGAGCTTTGCCACTTGCTGGCTCAATTCCTGGGCCGCGGTATCGGTGGACTTCAGGCCCTCGACGGCCCTCGTTGCATCCTCGAGCGCGGCATCCTCCTTGAGCCCGAGCGCTGCCAGGACCTCCTTGCAGGCCACTATGCTTTTGCCGCCAGCGCCCTTCTCGAGTTTCTTGACTTTGGCCATGACCGCTTCCACGGCCTCGACCACCTTGTCCTCGCCGGCGTCATCCGCCAGCACAAACAGTTTTTTAAGTTTTGCTAACATGGCTTTTGCCTCCTTTCGGTATTCACCGATCTTGAATTTCTTCCTGAACCTATCTAATCGCTCCGTAATGATGGAGCGTTCCCCGGGTGTGTACTGTGCCTGATTCTTCTCCTGCCCCCAGT